CATAAAGAAAGAATGGATTGGAAATCTTTACGTAAACAACTAAAGAAAACCGGCATTCGTAATTCAACCCTAATGGCATTAATGCCTGCAGAGACTTCTGCACAAATTTCTAATTCAACAAATGGTATTGAACCACCTCGTGCCTTGGTATCATATAAGCAATCTAAAGATGGTGTAATGGCTCAAGTAGTTCCTGGTTATCATCATATGAAAAATAGATATGACTTACTTTGGGATCAAAAAACTCCTGATGGTTATCTAAAGATTTGTGCAGTATTACAAAAATACATTGATCAGGGAATATCAGTTAATAGTTCTTACAACCCAGAATTTTTTGAAGATAACAAAGTTCCAATGTCGAGACTAATTACAGACATGATTACATTCTACAAATATGGTGGAAAACAAATGTATTATAATAATACGTTTGATGGCGCTGGCGAATGGAAAGAAACTGATCATGTAGAATTACCTTCGGAAGTAGTAGAAGACGAAGCTTGTGAGAGCTGTGTAATCTAATGGCTGTTGATTTTCAGCCGGCTGCAATGTATGGATCAACTCAAACAGTACCATACTGTTCACAAAAAATAAATCAACAACAAGTAAAGGTTGAACCAATAAACGCGATGGACGCGTCAGGTGGAAAGAAACCACCTATAGAATCAGAAGTATATTACAATTATAATCGTTTTGGTGAAAGAGTTAGAATTCACCAAGTTGGGCTACACATTAACATAGAGGTTTTATAAATTAATGGCATCGGTTTTTAAGCAAAAGGAAAAGTCTCACTTATCATCTAAAATGTTTTATGATGAGGGAGTCGATATTGCGCGTTATGATCAGGTTAAATATCCTGAGCTAGATAAAATTACTGATAAACAATTAGGGTTCTTTTGGCGGCCAGAAGAAATTGATGTATCAAAAGATAAATCAGATTTTCGTGCATTAACAGAACACGAACAACATATTTTTACATCAAATCTAAAAAGACAAATTTTATTAGATTCGGTCCAAGGTCGTGGACCAACTGAAACTCTTATGCCAGTAGCTTCTTTACCAGAGCTTGAGCCTTTGGTGATGGCTTGGACTTTTATGGAAACAATCCATTCTCGTTCTTATACACATATTATACGTAATGTATATGCTAACCCATCTTCTGTTTTTGATGAGATGCTTGACATTCAAGAAATTGTTGATTGTGCTAAAGATATTTCACGATATTACGACGATTGTATTGAAGCAAATTCGTGGTGGAATCTATTGGGTGAAGGTAATCATAAAGTAAATGGAAAACAAATTAACATTAATTCTTATGATCTTAAAAAGAAACTTTGGTTAGCACTTAACTCAATTAACATCTTAGAAGGAGTAAGATTTTATGTTTCATTTGCTTGCAGCTGGGCATTCGCAGAACTCAAAAAAATGGAAGGTAATGCAAAAATCATTAAGTTTATTGCTCGTGATGAGAATACACATTTAGCAGCTTCTTCTTATATGATCAAAATGTTACCAAAAGACGATCCAGATTTTGCTAAAATTAAAGAAGAGTCTGAATCCGAAGTTGTACAAATGTTTGTAGATGCAGTAAACCAAGAAAAAATTTGGGCAGATTATTTGTTCAAAGACGGTAGCATGATTGGTTTGAATTCAAAACTATTATATGATTATATTGAATGGATCGCAAATAAAAGAATGAAAGCTATCAATACACCATCACCATATTCAGTACCTCAAGCAAATCCGCTTCCCTGGACTGAAAAATGGATTGGTGGTGGAAATGTACAAGTAGCTCCACAAGAAACTGAAATTAGTTCTTATGTTATTGGTGGAGTAAAGCAAGATGTAGATGAAAATACTTTCAAAGGGTTGAGTCTTTAAGGGGAATACTTATGAAAATCGGTTGTCCAAGTTGTAGCATGGAGTATGAAGTTAAGTGTCAAGAAGCAAAAGAAGAAGGAATAGAACCAAGCTATTGCCCATTCTGTGGATTCGAATCTTCAGAGGAATTGGATTTTAATGAAAGCAAAGGAGTTTATAGTAATGGAGACTCCGATGATTGGGATGATTGGAGTCCTCACGATCAATTCTAATACATATAAATAATACCATATAAACAAATTATGGTAGTATTATGGATTGGACTTATCAAGGTCAATTATTTGAATCAGAAAATATTAATAACTATGTTGGATTTGTATATCTTATAACAGATCTTTCAAATGGAAAAAAATACGTTGGAAAAAAGAATTTTTGGTCCAATAGAAAATTACCACCATTAAAAGGGAAAACTAGACGACGCAGTGTTAAAAAAGAATCAGATTGGAAAGATTATTTCGGTTCAAGTGAGCAAGTGAAAATGCTCGTAGAAAGTGAAGGTAGAAATAATTTTAGTAGAGAAATACTACATTTATGTAATACCAAAGGTGAAATGTCTTATTTAGAAGCTAAAGAGCAGTTTGATAGAGAAGTACTATTTAGCGACGAATATTATAATGAATTTATTGGTTGTAAGATTCATGCTAAACACGTTAGGAAAATAGCTAATGAATGATAACATTATTCAGTTTCCAATAAAAAAAGTAGCAAATGAAAATTATGCTGCAAAAATAGAAGCGGCTCGTCTTGCGAGAATGCATTATGAAGATATAGCTCAAGATTCTGTAGCAAACATGGTTGACATTTTAGTAAGACATGGTTATCATCCATTAGATAATAAAGCTATGGTAAATGATCTTGGTGTTATTCTAAATTTAATTATTGCAATGATGTATAGAACTGATGGTGAACCACACTTTCTTCATGAAACAATAGATGAAATAGATGATCTAATAAAATATGTAAAAAGTCTAAATAAAAACGGTCAACAATTGGAAGACATGTTTACATCAGACGAATAATGTGATATAATAGTAATATCATGAAAATAGGTGAATTATGATTATTATTGACTACAACGCAATTGCTATTGCAAATATAATTACTCAAAAATTAGATATTGACGAAAGTCTTATTCGTCATATGATTCTTAATTCTATTCGAATGTATAATAAAAAGTTTCGAAAAGAATATGGTCAAATGGTTATTGCAAATGACTCTTCTAATTGGCGTAGAGAATATTTCCCTCAATATAAATTTAAGCGTAGAGATGGTCGCGAAGAATCGCCACTTGATTGGGCAGAAATATTTCGAATTATTAATCTAGTGTTTGAAGAAATTGGTGATAATTTACCATATAAAACAATTAAAATTGATGGTTGTGAAGCAGACGATATTATTGCGACTCTAGCAGAAGACACTCAAGAATTTGGTCGGCATGATGATATAATGATTGTATCAGCTGATAAAGATTTTATTCAATTGCAAAAGTGGAATAACATACGTCAATTTTCTCCTATGACAAAAAAGTTCATCCAAGATACAAACCCTCGTCGTTATCTTTTTGAACATATTATGAAAGGAGATTCAAGTGATGGAGTACCAAATGTTTTGAGTCCAGATAATACGTTTGTAGATTCTATTCGCCAATCTCCTATGACAAAAAAGAAAATAGAATTCTTTGAAGAAAATTGTGACAATCTAGAATCTGTGATGGACACTGAAGTTTATCGTAATTATTGTCGGAATAAAAAATTAATTGATTTGTCTGAAACTCCAACAGAGCTTAAAAAAGCTATTATAGATAGATTTGATAACCAAAAAGTAGCTCATCGATCTAAAATTTTGAACTACTTAATTAAAAAGCGTTGTAAGCTATTGATTGAAAGTGTAGAGGAATTTACCTAATGAAAATGATTCATGAAATTTTAGAAGAAGCTGAAAAAGCTTCAGGTAAAAATGATAAAATTAAAGTATTGCAAGATAATCAATGCAGAGAATTGATTGATATATTGCGAGGCGGAATGGATGATACAATTGAGTTTATTTTGCCTGAGGGCGCGCCTCCTCTAGATAACTTAGCAGGAAAAGATTCTTTGCATAAAAAAACAAAAAACTTTGCTTATTTTGTAAAAGGCGGTCCTGGAGAAAGAATATCTAGCGCTGAACGCGAAGGTATGTTTTTTGATATTGTTAAAAAGGTACATCCAAAAGAAGCAGAACTATTAGTTCTCATGAAAGATAAAGCTTTGATTAAAAAAACCAACTCAGCACATTATAAGGGTATTACCAAAAAGTTGGTGAGCGAAGCATTTCCAGGTCTTATCAGAAAGTAAAAAAATATAAATAATAGTATGAGTAATTCTATTCATAACTCATCAAGGGATTCTGCTCAAAAAAGGGCTGGGTCCTTTTTTATTTTCTAACAAGTCAAAGGAGGTTCTACTATTCAAAGGCATCGCGTTAACTATACAGAGGAATGTGCTATGTATGGATCCCAAATTGAAAGACTTAAAAAGGACTGCAGAGAAATGGACTTTTATATAAAGAAACATGAAAAAAGAGGGGACAATAAAAAAGCTTATGATTTGCTTAAAAAGAAAGAATATATGTTAACTCGAATAGAAGAACTACAGGAGGAATTAGCTGCATAAGGGGTTTACATTTTCCTTAATGTGATGTATAATAGTTATAATATGAAAGTGAGGATGTAAATGAATCTATTCGTACTGGATAAAAATCCAGTTTCAGCCGCTATACAGCAATGTGATAAACATGTTGTAAAAATGATTGTTGAATCAGCTCAAATGCTATCAACAGTTCATCGGATGCTTGATGGTACAGAAACTCGTCGTCCATCAAAATCTGGCAAAACTATGGTAAAATATTGGGTGCATCCCAATAAACAAATGGAGGAAACACTTTATAAAGCTGTACATATGAATCACCCATGCACCATTTGGTCTAGAGAATCAGATACAAATTATGCATGGCATTATGAGCATTTTATTGCTCTTTGTGATGAATATAAGTATAGATATAATAAAGAACATTCAACGGATACTCTGCTACGTAATATATTGCAAGCGCCTCCCAAACATATACCTGAGGAAGGCCTCACACCTTTCAAACTAGCAATGAAATCAAATCCAGAATGTATTCATGAAAATGACCCAATTCGGTCATATCGTGAGTTTTATCAAACTAAACAATCAAGATTCAAAATGACGTGGACAGGAAGGAAGGTGCCCGAATGGTTTTCAATACAGAAATCCAACTCGAGTTTGACTTTATAAAGAAAGAAAAGAATGAAGATGAACCTAAGCAACAAGAACGTTATTATGAATATATGTTACGCCGAATGCGTGAAGAACGGATAAAAGAAGAAAATGCCAACTTATAGTTTTCGTAATAAAGAAACCGGTGAAGAATTTGATACACTACTTAAAATGTCAGAGCTAGATGAATTCAAATCTAAAAATCCTCAGCTAGAACAATTTTTATCTTCACCTCCTAAAATAGTATCAATGGTCGGAACATTGCATTCTAAAACAAGTGATGGATTCACTGATGTACTTAAAAAAATAAAATCAGGCTCAGGTGCTAACAACACAATTAGGACAAAATGAATCGATCATTGAAAATACGCCTCGAGGCACTTAAAACATTATCACCAGCAACAGAAAATCAAAAGAAAGTATTTGACTCATGGGACGAAGGATTGAATCTTTGTCTAGCAGGATCTGCAGGTACTGGCAAAACTTTTTTATCGATGTTTCTTGGTTTGGAAGATGTATTAGATAAGGAAACTCCCTATGAAAAATTGGTTATCATACGTTCTGTGGTTCCTACGCGTGATATTGGATTTCTACCAGGAAGTGAAGAGGAGAAAAAGAATGCCTATACTTCCCCGTATCGTGGAATCATTACTGAATTAGTATCAGATCCAGAAGGATGGGATAAATTAATTACACAAGGTGATATACAATTTCTTACCACCTCATTTATTCGTGGTACAACAATCTCAAATGCTATCATATTAATCGATGAAATGCAAAATCTAAATTTTCACGAATTAGATTCTGTAATTACGCGTGTTGGTGAAAATTGTAGATTTATTATGTGTGGTGATTATTATCAAACAGATTTTGATAAAGAAAAAGATAAAAATGGTATCTTACAATTTTTAGAAATAATTGATCGAATGAATCGATTTGCAACAATAGAATTCTCTTGGCAAGACATTGTGCGTTCCGGTCTTGTTAGAGATTATATAATGACAAAGGAACACATAGGAATAAAAGGTTAAATGGAAAAAGAAAATGGCAAAGTTTTCTAGGTTTGATTCTCGAAACAAAAAGAAAGGAAAGCATAAAGCTTTTGTAAGAGATAATGGAAAGGATTTTAGAATTAAAGATCCTGCTTATAAATCAAAATTGAAGTTTGATCAACATGAAATGAGAAAACAGTATGACAACATTGACTCCCGCGAGAATCTTTGAACACGTAGGAGTGGACTTAGGTTATGAAGATATTGAAGCAGAAACAACATCAACTGGAAGAAAGTATAAGTGTCCTAACGGGGTTTCTTACCCTAGTGTTACTACTGTTCTTTCTATCTTAAGTGAAGATGCCATAAGAGCTTGGCGTCATAGAGTTGGCGAAGAAGAAGCCAACAAAATTTCACACCGTGCTGCAACTCGTGGCACGGCGGTCCACTCTATTGTCGAAGACTACATTAACAACAAAGAAGATTATACTGAAGGCTATATGCCAAATGTAATCGAAAATTTCAAAGATATTAAAGGTATATTAGATGAACGAATTGGTAAGGTTTATGCACAAGAAATCCCACTCTATTCAGATCACCTTGGTTTGGCTGGCCGGGTCGACTGCGTGGCTGAATTTGATGGGGTATTATCTATAATCGATTTCAAAACTTCTCGTAAGTTAAAGAAAAAGAAATGGATTGAAGGTTATTTTATTCAAGAATCAGCTTATGCAATTATGTGGGAAGAAAGAACTAAAACACCTATTGTAAATTTAGTAACAATTATTTCTGTAGATGGAGAGCCTGCTCAGGTCTTTAAAGAACACCGCGATAATTGGACACCAAAACTGTTGGAGACTATTGATGAATATAAGAGGCGAAAAATCTTTGGCCACTAAAGCACATCAACAGATTGGTATTTGTTGTGAAACTTTATGTGAAAAAGAAGTTGTACAAGAATATATACAAGAACTCGAAACTCAAGTTCAAGTATTGAAACAAAGGTTAGAAGAAAATAATGAAACTTTACGACTTTTGACCGAAGTGATTTCTAATAAAACACTCAGCAATAAGACGGTTTGAAGTTAATAACCACAATTGACCAGTTTTAGGATCATATACTGCCCATTTACTCCGACTCAATTGTTTTAACATATAAGCAAGCAACACTTTCATTTTGACCTGAAACTAGGACAGCAGCTTTACTCATTGCTTCTGTGCATTCTCTTTCAGTCAAGAAAGCTCCTAATTGATAGTGATTAATTGTTTGAGCAGTTGCTAATTGTAACCATACTAATATAAACATTTACCAAGACCCGTTTGCCTTTCCTACTATATAAAAAATAAAACTTACTACACCGGTCATAACTACGGCTAGAAGTATACCAACAATCCATTCAATTATTGCTTGTTTTCTTTCTTCTGCTTTATAGATAGCTTCTTTACGCTCTTTACGCATTTGAGCTTCAATATTAACTATCTCTTTCCAAGCTGATGGCCCATAAAATAGACTAATATGAGATCGTAATTCTTCTCTCATTTCTTTAGCCTTTTGTTTATGTCCCCAGACTTCTAAAGCATTTTGCTCAATTTGACTAGAACCAAATATTTTCTTAAACATGGGAGGGTTTTCAGCTTGTTTATGCGCAAAATCTAAATCAGACATTGCTCCTGCCCATTGCTGGAGAGTACCTGCCATATCATGTAGTTCTTTACCAACGCCTATTGCTCGTTTAATGCCATTATATGCAGCCGTAGCACCAGCGATTGCTGTTACTGGATCGATCATTTGATTACCTTTCTACAATAATATCTATAAAATAATGTAAAAAGTTCATCAACTCACGTAGTTATTTATAAGTTATTGATTTTTATTGAAATAAAAATGCACTTTTTTTCACTTAGGGGGTTTACTTTTCCAGAAAGATGGTATATAATGGTACTATAATCAATGAGGAGAAACGATTATGCAATATTCAATTGAACTTTTCAAAAAAGATAAGCGCACCAAAACTGGTGAAAAGCTTATTAAAAAAATGGATTTCAAAAAAGGCGTTGATAAAGAAACCATTAATAACGCTCTTATAAAAGAAGGTTATACAATTGATAAAGGTTTTAGTTATGAAATCTACCAAACGTGGGTTACTAAGAAAAGTGCCCTTGATGGTAAAGAGTTTGTTGAACGTTATGATACTCCATACTATTGTTCTCCCTCATCAGAAACTTATTGGTCAATGTAGAAAGGAGACTATATGCCTAGAAATGTAAAAAAACTTTATGCTGATCCATCTAAAACAATCCTCGTCGATGCTGACGGGGTATTGCTTGATTGGACATATATGTTCAAAGGATGGATGCATCGGCATGATTACGAAATTGTAGATCCAGATGCTTATCAAATGGATAAAGCTTATGGCCTTGAAAGAAAAGAAGGCAAGCGACTTTGTCGAATGTTTAATGAATCTGCTTGGATTAGAAAGATCCCTCCACTACGGGATGCTGTAAAATACGTTAGAAAATTGCATGAGGAACATGGTTATGTTTTTCGAGTAATTAGCTCATTAAGTAACGATGAATATGCTCATCACTTAAGAACAAAAAACTTAATTGAATTGTTTGGTCCAACCGTTTTTGAAAATTATGTTTTCTTAGATACTGGCGCAGATAAAGATTACGCACTAGCTCCTTACATGGGATCTGGTTGTATTTGGGTAGAAGATAAAGTAGAAAATGCTGAACTTGGTGGAGCATTCGGATTAGACGCTCTTCTAATGAGTCATCCACATAATAAAAATTATGATGGAAAAGTTCCAATTGTGAACAACTGGAAAGACATTTATAATTATATCGTAGGTGAATAAAATATATAAATAGATTAGTAACATTAAAAAAATAAATGGCTAATCTATGTTTACATTTTTAGAATATTTAGAAGAAGGCATTAATGATCCTGCTATATTCAAAGCCGTATTTTTAGCTGGCGGACCAGGATCAGGGAAATCATTTATAGTAGGTAAGACTGCTTTACCTGCACTTGGTTTCAAAGTAATTAATTCAGATGATGCTTTCGAAAAAGCACTCAAAAAAGCTGGTTTATCTATGGACCCAGGAGATATATATTCTCGACTTGGTCAAGAGATAAGAACCGGCGCGAAGCGTATCACAGGCAAAAAAATGTCTTTAGCTGTAGATGGCAGATTAGGTCTAGTGATTGATGGTACTGGTAAAGATTACACTAAAATACAAAAACAAGCTCAGCTTTTAAGATCTTTGGGATATGAGCTAGCAATGATATTTGTTAATACCGATTTAGAAACTGCTCTTAAAAGAAATAAAGCTCGAGCTCGATCTCTTCCAGATGATCAAGTAGAAAAAATGTGGAAAGATGTACAAAAGAATATTGGTAAGTTTCAAAACTTTTTTGGCCAGAACATGTTCATAGTAGATAATTCTGAAGATGCAAACTGGCAAGGTGCGACTAATGGAGTATATAAGAAAATTGGCGCGTGGAGTAAGATGGCACCTACAAGTCCACTAGCAAAAAAATGGATTCGAATCCAAACAACTAAAGGAAAATAATTATGGCTGGATTGAGAAATAAAATGATTGCGGCGGCCCGTGGACACGCAGTAGCACATATTAATAAACATAAAATGAATGTTGAAATATATTTAACTAGTCCCGTAGGTATTGGAGAGCATTCTGATGTAATGGATGCTATTGAAAAAGAACTTGAGGAAATGGCAAAATATCAAGACCATTTGGATATGTTAGACAAATATTTTGATTCTGAATAGGAGATAAACATGTCAGACGATATATTTGATTTTGGTTTTACTGCTGTAGATGAAGCTGAGTTAGAAGCAGTTCAACAAGCTACAACGCAAGCAACCACTGCGGCGTCAAGTGCTGATCAGCTACAAAATAAAATTGATAAGTTGTATAATTCTATTATACCATTACTTACTAATCTAAAAAAGAATCCAGAAAAAGAATATATTCTTTGGCCAAACAGATTAGCTAAAGTTGAAGAATTTGAGACATTTTTACAAAAAATTTATCAAGAGTAAGAGGTTTACATGGCGGAGTATTTCCATTTCGCCGAGATAGCAAAGTTAGCTTATTTAGATAATGCAAAGAAACAATTTAAGAAATTAGGTTATGATGAATCGCATTTGATTGATATTGATGGAGCTCAAGCGCATATCGCGGCAAACAAAGATCGTATTGTTATAGCTTTTAGAGGAACAGAACCAACTGAGTGGAATGATATAAAAGCAGATTTATATGCATTACATGATCAAGGGTTTCATAAAGGTTTTCATAAAGAATTCTTAAAACTAAATGATGCAATTAATGAAAGACTAATTAAACTGTCAAAGTCATACGACGGGCAACCAAGAGATCTTTATTTAACAGGCCATTCACTGGGAGGTGCAATGGCTACTATAGCTGGATTTTATTATCCAGAAGCAGAGATGATTTATACCTTTGGTGCACCAAGAGCGTGCTCAATGTGGAGTCATAAAGTATTAATCCCGCGGCATATTCGTATTGTGAATAATAATGATGTGGTGCCAAAGGTTCCCTTTGCTGTCCTTGGATTTAAGCATACAGGCAAATTGCATTATTTGAATTATTATGGTAATGTAAGAAATATGTCTTGGTGGCAAAGATTCAAAGACGGCTGGAGAGGCCGATGGAAAGCTATAAAGAAAAAAGTTCCATTTGACGGATTTTACGATCATTCAATGAAAGAATATTGTAGATTTTTAGAGGACGGAAGATGATAGAACTAATCGATCGATTACTTGATGATAGATTGTGGATATATACTAGTATAATAGGAGCTTTATTGGGTGCTGCATTTTTAGCATACTTTAAAGAGACTCATCTAGGAATATACACATACGCAAAGTTTGATCAATTTATAGATTGGTTAGTTGAGCGCTGGGGAATACATTGGTTTTCTCAACCAGAAGATGCATGGCGTAAAAAATATCCTCACGTAACCAAAAAAATAGATGAGCTTGAAGCCAGAATTAAGAAATTAGAAAAGCATAGTCATCCATGTAAAGAATTACATGAGTTTGATGTTTGGCCTGAGCTTGACGCCAGAATTAGGAAGTTAGAGAAAAAATGAAATGTCAGATGAAGCTAGAATAAGTGACAACACGGTAATTGCAACACCTCTACGGAACATTATAACTATTATTGGAGCCGTAGCGTTAGGTACATGGGCATACTTTGGAGTTATTGAAAGGCTAAATCAAATTGAGACCAACATCACGTTGATGAATACAGATTTAGAAAAAAATACAGAATTTAGAATCAAATGGCCCCGTGGAGAAATGGGTAGTTTACCTGCCGATAGCGAGCAATTTATGTTAATCGAACACTTATCTGGTCAATTAGACAAAATGATTACAGATATTGAAAGTGGTAATGCACCCTATGATCAACAGCAAAAACTAACTCTAGACTTTTACGAAAAAAGAATAAGTAAGTTAGAAGAAAGAATAGACGCATTAAAAAACGGGAGTCACTAATGATAGAAATTTTTACAGGATTTATACTATTTCTATTTGTAGACGGCAGCGCTATCGAATATACACCAAAGGAGTCTTTATCTGATTGTTTGAAAACTAAAAGAGAAATCACTAGGAATCTTGGTGAAAGCGGAAGATATTCTTGCGCGCAAGGTCAAGTTAAATTAAAAGATATTAATGGACAGAAGCTACCAGTTGGATTAGTAGAGGATGGAAATGAATAATAAATTTAGTATAGGTGTAGTAATTGCAATAGTATTACAAGTTAGTGCTTTTGTTTGGTGGACAGCGCAACAAGCACAAACTATAGATCAGTTAAAAGGCGAAGTTGAAGAATTAACCGCAAGAACTGAAGTAGAAAAAGAAGTCACTTTAATTAACAATGTTGAACAGTTAAAGAAAGATATTGAAGAATTAAATCAAAAGACTCTTGACGCAATACTCGAAACTAATGAACGTATTGATAACTTAGCTTCATTTGTAAACAGTCAAGATAAGCTTATCAATGATACATTTGCAGAGCAAATGGCAGAAGAAAATGAAAAGACAGTAAATACGTTTGCCATTGTAGAGGGATGGATTGATGAAATCGATGATTCAATCGACGACTTATATTATCAAATAGAAACAATGGGAGAAACACAATGATGAAATGGATAAATAACCGTGTTAAAGAAAGAACTACGTGGGATGGAGCTGCTCTTGTAGTGCTCGGAGGTTTAGTTCTTTTTATGGCACCATTAGCAAAAATCGGAGCAGGAATTGCGATTGCTTATGGTGTATGGACTATGTGGAAATCTGAGTAACTCGAAAGGAAAATAGATGAGTTTTGAATTTGACTTTACCCGCGATCATTTAGCAAAAATTATACCAGGAAATCGAGAAGTAGATAATTGGTATAACGCGTTAGTAGAAATTATGCCGAAATATGGAATCACATCTAAACGACGAGTAGCACACTTTTTAAGTCAGTGTGCGCACGAAAGTGCTAACTTCAAACGACTTGAAGAAAACCTAAACTACTCGGCTAAAGCTCTTCGTGCAGTCTTTGGCCGATATTTTGGTGCACCACCTAAGCGAGATGCTGACGAATATCATCGCCAGCCAGAAATGATTGCTAATTATGTTTACATGGATGAGTTCCGTAAATATAAAATGGGTAATACCAAAGAAGGTGATGGATGGAAATTTCGTGGACGTGGATTAAAGCAACTTACTGGGCGAGATAATTATACTAAGTTTGGAGCTTCTATTGACATGTCTGCAGAAGAAGCAGCAGAATACGTATCTACTCCAGAAGGTGCTGTAGAATCAGCATGCTGGTTTTGGGATACAAATAATCTAAATGACATTGCTGATACTGATAATGTTGTAAAAATGACAAAACGAATTAACGGTGGTCGCATTGGTCTAGAAGATAGACAAGAACGTTATATTAACGCAATGGAAGTATTGGGTATGTCAGCAGAAATGGCAGCCGAAGATGATAGCGACGATATTGAAGATATTTTAGATGATATTGGTGTATTGCGTAAAGGTTCTAGTGGAGATGGCGTTAAAATTATGCAAGAAGCACTAGGAATTGACGCAGATGGAGTATTTGGTCCAGGAACTGAACGTGCTCTAAAAGAATGGCAAGCAGCAAACGGCCTTACCGCAGACGGAGTTGCTGGACCTGCTACATTCGGAAAGTTATTGGATTAATGTATATTGGTATAGTATTATTATGCATGGCAGGTATTGAATTACAACCAGAAATGCAAAACAGCAAAACTTGTGTATTAACTAATTCGCCTGTGATATTTGCAAACGCTGAACGGTGTTATCAAGGAATACAAATTTACTTATCTTCGCCAGAATTTATAATGGCCCAAGCTAAAACCAATATGGCTGTAGCTCGGGCCGATTGTATTGATGTTAGATCAAAACCTCAAACAGATATTTAATTAGAAGCGTCTTGAACTAATTTAGGATCTATTGTTCCTTCTGACATTAACCTGTTTCTGTTCGCCAAGTGTGATGTTTCGATGTCTGCTTTATTTTGGCCGTGGTATTTTACTGCATGGCCTTCTTCGATTAAAACATCACTTACTCGGCGAATTTCTCCTTCCCACTCTTCAACAATAAAATCTCCTAAGATACGGCCGAATTTGCCTTTCATATCTTCGCCTTTCTTATCTTCAATAGTAACAAGAATAGCTTTTTTATTTAAGAGTGCGATAAGTCTATCTTTTGCTGCTAATCCAAAAATCTTTTCAACTTTATCTGAAGTTCTTGATTCTGGAGTATCAATTCCAATTATTCTTACTCGTTCATCGTGTAAGGTAATACCAAACCCTAGGTCGACATCTACATCTACAGTATCACCATCGATAACTTTTAGAATTTTTACCTCATATTGATTTTCTATGCCCCTCATTTACTTTTTGCCTTTCAATGCATCCGCACCAAAAAACGCAGCTACTAAACCAGCGATCGCAACGAAATATGTTGGTGCAATATCACCAATGATATTGGCTGCATCATCGAATCCCAATAAAGATGTAGCTAAAATAGTAAATGGATATAGTAACATTCCTGCTAAAGCAAACCACGTCATTTTCCGCATAGCATCTCTTTGTGCATCTGCGTCTTCTAATTCTTTTCTTTTGAATTCTAGATGCATATCCATCTCTGCTTTAGAGACATGGCCGTCGCCATTTAAGTCTGCTCCAGGTACTGCCTCTTCGTCTACCGTCATTTTCTTTTCCTCAGCCATGATTATTATCCTTATGTTTTATAGTACATGAACAAGAAACGTTTTTACGTCAATATACTATTTATAGATAAATCACTTTTTAACTGTGACATAAACATCACGATAACTATATTTCCATAAGAAATAACTTAAAAGATAAAGCCAAAAAATAAATAATAGTGTTGTTAACATAAGCAAAGGAATTGCAATGAAGACCCTTACAGCAGCAGCTTCAATAGCTCTTATCACATCATCAGTATCAGCAATGGATCTCCCCGGCGGAATCTCAATTGGCGGAGAAACAGTAGCAGAATACAATACTGATGCTGAAGCACTAAGCATTACAATAGAACCTACAATGGAAAAATCTTGGAATGGCTTAGACTTTTCTCTATCATCAGTGTTAGACGTATACAAAAATGAAGAGATCGTTTTACTTGACGAATCACCTACAATTGATTTTGAAGTTTCCAAGCCTATCTGGAATATAGAAATTTATGCAAAAACTGGTTGGGATCTAGAAGCTGAAGAGCGTACAGACCTAACTGTAGGCGCAAGCTTTAGCTTCTAAGGTGTGACAACTTGTCACATTTAGTGTAACTTAATAGAAGCGTTACATTACTATGATACAATAAGAGGTATATAATACTATGATGGTGTTATATACCTTTTTTTTATTATCAGTGTAACAAGTAGGAGAACTGAGATGTTCAAACCCTTTTTAATTGCTGCAGCTGCAGTGTCCTTTTTAACTTCCCCAGTAATTGCTAGAGATTATGTCCATATTGCTGGATCTTCAACCGTACTTCCATATGCTACAATTGTAGCAGAAGCATTTGGTGAAAACTTCGACTATCCAACTCCAGTAGTTGAGTCAGGCGGCTCAGGTGCAGGACGTAAACGTCTTTGTTCAGGTGTAGGACCTGAGACAATTGACATTGCTAACTCCT